CCGCGTCAAAGACCTTTGCTACAGATGTGGCGACCCACGGTTCCAACGCAACCTTTGTTTCCGCGGCTATCTCATCAAGTAGTTTCTTTTCTAAAGTTATAAGTTCTTTTTTTACTTGCTCTGCTTTTACAAGATCAACTCGTACACCTTTTGTTTTCATGTCAAGGAGTAGAGGTGTGAGTCTTGTCTCCAAATCAAAGATACCACTACATTCTTCTTTTGTTATTTGTTTTCGAAGTTCATTCCACAATCTCAAAGTTATTGAAGCATCATGCTCTGCATATGCACCAACATAACGTGGTGGTAATCTCCACATACCAGACTTTGGATCTACACCAAACTCCTCGGCAGCACTCTTGAGCATCTTCTCATCTTTGTATGTGCTTAAGTAATCTCCAGCAAGAGAGTTAAGATTGTAGTATCTTCTATTCTCATTCAGTAAAGGTGCAGCCACCATCGTATCTCTGATCTTACCCTTGACTTCTATGCCCTCGGCTCGAAGCCAACCAAGATCGTACAACGCATTGTGGAACACGAAAGTTTTAGTTGTGTCTTTACATAAGTCTGTAAGCCATTGATATATAACTCTTTTCGGCATGTTGCCAACGGTGTGTGCTACTGGAAAATACCAAGAGCTATCTCCAGCTGCAACTGCTATACCTATAATATGTCCGTCTTTTCTACACCAACCAGGTCCTAACTTCAAAAGATTCTCATCTCTTGTCTCCAAGTCTATGGCTATCGTATCGTATTGCGATAGATCTGGTATTGTTTCTGGTGGAGTCCAATCAGAATCCACATTACCCCACGCTACATCTTTTATATCTTGTTCGAGTAAATGGTATTGATCACTTGTCATTTTTTTCCTCTGCTCCTAACGCACCGTATCCACAAATATCCACCCATGAATCTTCATGGTCTGGTGTGTTCATAAGTCTAGACATCTTAACAGCAACCATAGCTAAATATACCATAGGCACTGTAACTTTAACTCCAAACAATACACTCCACATTGTAGCAATTCTTTGATGATTAAGTCTAGCATCTCCGTATACTTCTGCCCTTTCGGTGCTAACTAAACCTTCTGCTTTTTTTAACGCTTTGTCTCTTTTCATAAATCAAACCCATACCTTCCTGATTTTAATATTATATGTAATTCTTTTTTTGCTCTTGTCATACCAACATACCATACTCTTCTCTCGGCATCTTGATCTTCACTCTCGACACATGCTTTTGTCGAATCCATAAGTATTGCTACATTATCTGCTTCTCCACCTTTTGCTCTATGTATTGTCGATACACGGATTCTAGGATCTTGCGACAAAATTTTCTCTCCTCGCCTTCTGGTGGAGACTATGTATGCAACAACTTGTTCTGATAGTTTCAGAACCTTTTGCCAACCCATAAAATTATGTGCTTTGAATCCACATAAGTTTTTCAAATGATCTAAGTTATACTCCAAATCTTCAACGAGATTACCCATAGCTTTCCTACCAGCTCTTGTAATCAAAGAGGGATCTATAAATTTAGCAAAGACTTTTAATAAATTTGGCTCAACTGCTCTACCTTTTTGTAATGATATCCATACCTCTATCGCTAACAATATATTAAGAGAAACAGACCAACCTTCGCCTTCTCTCCAAAAAATATAACCTTCTTCTCTAAGTTTGTGACATACTTTGTTAGCTATGTAGTTTGTTCTTGTCAGTATCAACCACTCGCCCTCTCGCATATCAACATCAAGGATATCGTTATGCCATGTAACCATGCCCTTCTCTTCAGTTGGAACCCATTCTTTTTTTTCTCTTATTGATATTTGATCTGTAATATTTTCTGCCCATGCGTGAATGTGATTTGGAACTCTGTGTGACTTTTCTAATAAGATCTTTTGGTGACTTGCCTGTAAAAAATGTTTTACATCTACACCCATCCAAGAGTATATCGCCTGGTCATCATCCCCAGCATAGTATACATGCTCTGAATTAGGGACAAGAACGTCCTTGACCATCTTCCATTGTATTGGTGCTAAGTCTTGAGCTTCGTCTATGATAAGCATATGAAACTTAGGAGAAGTGCCAGCCTTGATAAATCTTTCTATCATGTCGATAAAATCAATCTTGCCTTTTCTTTCCTTAAAGTCTTTATAAGCCTTGTCCAACACCGACAACTGTTGCCAACTCATGTTGTTACTCCAAGACCCTCTATGAAACTCCTCTTGTAAATCAACTTGTTTAACACGAGCATACTGAATCAAAGACATATAACTATCTCCACCAGCACCTATAGAAAACAAAGGTCCCTCTTCCATATTAACCATCTGTGTAGTTCTGAAATCTAAACCAACCAATGCTCCCAACTCGTTGTAGTCACGACCAGACATAACTTCAGCCGTGCTCAAGCCAAGCCAACCAAAAGCAAGGGAGTGCAAAGTTCTAAAATAAATCATGTCTTTTGAATCTAAATCAAGATCTCTCAAAGCTCTGGTCTTTGCCTCTGTGGCTGCCTTTTTACTAAATGACATGAAGGCAATGTTCCTCGGTGTAACACCACCAATCAAGTGATCCTTAACCAGATCTATTAAATATGTGGTCTTACCTGTACCAGGTGGACCGAATATAGTGGTCTCTTTCAAAACGGAACCTCATCTGTTTCTATCGTTATTGGTTTTATTTCTACCTCTCCACCAAACTCTGGTATCCACCAGACTCTAACTGACTTCCATTTACCTTGTGAGTTCTGAAACTTTTTAACAAGCGAACTGTCTCCGTTGTTTATCTCTTTGAGTCTCTCTTGTACTTGTGCTCTGGTATAATTATCAAACTTTCTATTTCGTAGGAACTCCATCAAAGAATCTATCTTGAAATAAGTTCTTGCTTCCTCTCCATCTGTGTATGGCTTACCAAGAACAACCTCTTCAAAACTTTGTGCTTGTACTCTGCCCGTGCAAAACAATTCAAGATAAGATAGAAACTGTCCCTTGTATGTCAGTTCTTGTGGCACGGCTATCTCATTACAGTTCTCCAGAAGACCATTGACTTGTACCTCCCAATCTCCATCCTTCATCTTTGGTGGCATAAAGTTTAACTGCTCCATACATGCTCTTTGAAATAGTCTTGGTGTCTGTAGTTCCTCTGTTGTAAGTTCTAATCTTCTACCATCTATATCCAAGAACCAAAGACGAGGCTCTGATAGTATAACTGATAGTCCACTAATCGCAGGCATGGATGTTGTGCCGATGCCATGCTTCAAACCACGACACACACCTTGATTACAATGTGAGGACATGGGTTCATCTTTACATAGATACTGATACTCTTTCTTTTCTAACTGTGATTGTATTGTAACAATTTCTGCCGCAGGTAATGGTGGTGTAAAATGTTTTACATTCAACTGTTCCAACTGCGACTTCCAATCATTAGGTGTAGACTTCTGTAAAAAAACACCCAACTGAAAAGCAACTTTGTTTCTGCCACCCTCATGCACACCGACAGATAACATAGCACGGAGACACGGAACAAAACCTGGAAATAGATTTGGTTTACCACCGACAGATAGTTCCATAAATTTATTAGGATCACATTTTATCTTGTGTATTCTTTCCACAAACTCTTGAAGAGTTGCTTCTATATACACAGGTCCTTCTTTCCAATATGCAAACCTCAAAGTTTTATGTGCATCAAAGTATGGTAGATTGATGAAGTTGCCCACATCTCCTCGCTCTACCAATACTTGCTCTTGCTTTGGAAATATTTC